TCCGCGTATGAGCGGGCGGGCATCGCCGGGCAGGATATGGTGCACGGTTACTCGGAGCTTCCCCGCGTGCCGTACATCGAAGGAGACGTTTCGCTCCTGCCCAATCTGTCAATGGAGAACCTGGAGGCGATCGTCAACGCCACTGTTACCGCGGAACTTGCCAACGGCAACGTGTACGTCTTGCACGAGGCCTGGTGCAAGTCGGCCCTCGAGATGAACTCACGGGAGGGCCAGACTCGCGTCAGGTTCGAGGGCAGTTTCTGCGAGGAGATCATGGGAGCAGCGGGCCAGTCGTTCCCGTTGGTTCCGATCTAATCGTCGGGGACGTGGTAGGAAGGGAGTGATACCATGGTTGATGAAGCGAACGATGCCAAGCCGGCACCGAAGGCGAACGGTGGTGGTCCGTGGGAGGGCAAGTTGCCCTTGCGGAAGGAAGTGCATAATGGGTCCGGGGACAAGGTCAGCGAGATCAAGTTTCGCGAGCCAACGGCTGGGGACATCGAGCGGATCGGGAATCCGGTCCTGATCGAACTGTACTCGGCCAAACCCAAGATGCACTTCGATGCCCAGGTGATGACAGCGATGCTGGCCCACCTGGCCAACGTACCACCATCGACCATCCGGATGATGGATCCGAAGGATTGGAACAACGCAGCCTGGATGGTTGCGAATTTTTTTATGCCAGACCTGTAGCGGATGTGATCCTCGACTGCTACAGGTTGGCGCGTGAGTACAAAGTCGATCCTCAGGTGTTCCTTAACAAGCCGATGAGCGAGATCCGTCGTCACATGAACTGGACGACGCGCTTGATCGAGTCCATCGAGCGGGAACAAGAGTGGGCGAGCCGCGGTGGCTGATCAGAACGAAACCTACACCATTACCCTGACCTTGAACGATCAGGTTAGCGATAGCCTGACGAAGGTCGCGTCTGCGTGGGACAACCTTCAGAAGAAGATGAAGGAATCCCAGGGCGAGGGTGAGAAGGGTTTCGCCGGCATCCGTGGTGAAGCGGATCGGCTCAATATGGCGATGGGTGGACTCAACGCCGCCCTGATGTCGTTTGGAACGTCGGTCTCTTCCCACCTCGGCAAGTCATTGGGTGAGCTGAAGAAGCACGGCGGCGGCATCGAAGAAATCCAGAAGAAACTGGGTGGCCTGGGCAAGGCGTTCGAGGAGGTCGGCAAGACCGGTAATCTGGCGGGCCTCGGCAGGGCCCTGATGGGCGTTGGTGAGGCTGCTGCCGGGATGGCAACGAGGGTGGCAACTGCAGCCACCTCCTTCCCGGCCCTGGCGGCTGCCGGTAGTTCGGCCTTGATCTCCTTGTCCCGCAGTTACGCGGAAGCATTTCGGGCATCGGAAAACTTCAAGGCATCCATCGGGGCCAGCGGACCCGGCATCGCACAGTTCAAGCGCGTCGCCGAGATGTTGGGTGACTCGACCGAGGAGGCCAACCAGCACCTTCAGCGGTTCGCCGGCCTGGTTCGTGACCTCCCGCGCGGTGAGTACTCGCAGCTCTACCAAGCCCTGTCCAAGCACGGGCAGGAGGGGATGCGGGTTGCCAATGCCCTGCGTGAGATGCAGCTGGCCGGTGCCGACACCACCGACACGATCCGGGAACTGCTGAAGGAGACGGCCCATTGGAGCAAGCAGGCACAATGGGAACTGGCGCAACAGCTCGGCATTCCACTCAAGTTCATTCAGGAAGGTGAAGAAGCCCAGAAGAAGGCGATCGCCATCTACAAGTTGTCGGCGGAAGCGCACAAGAAGCTGAAGGAAGACAACAAGGCATTGGAGGACCAGGTCAACAAGTTTAACCAGACCTGGCAGAACTTCACCGACCGCGTTCAGAAGAACGTCGATACCGTCGTGGTGCCTGCCCTCGGCCGGTTCATGACGGCAATCAACAACTCCGGGTTCGACAAGTTCCTGGACAGTCTGCCGATTGAGAATTGGGCCAAGACCGCCGGTGCGGCCCTTGACACGGTCGGGGCACACTTCAAGGAGATGAACGACGCGGTCAAGACTGCTTCTGACAAGTTCATGGAATTGCAGACTTGGATCAGAGAGCACTCTTTGGGAGCCGCGCTCACCGGGTCGAAAGAACCGGTCAATCAGCAGATCACGGGATACCTTGAGAAGTGGTGGGCAGAGAAGCAGAAGACCATCGTCGAGCCGGAGGGTTCACCGGCCTACAACAACCCCGAGCAGGTGGCGTTGCGTGAACGGTTGAAGGCAGAGGAGGCTGCCAGGAAGGCGCAGGAGACTGCCATTCGTTCACGCGCGGAGACGGTCAATCCGATTGCCGAAGCCGCTGGTGGGGAAGGTGCGGGTGGTGGGTTACCTCCCGGGCTCCAGGGTGGTGGTCCGGTCACGGCGGGTAAGCATTACCTGGTCGGTGAGAATGGCCCCGAGCTATTCATGTCGCATGAGGGTGGTGCTATTCATCCACTTCAGTCTGCTGCCGAGGAGTCGGCGTCGCAACGTGCTCCGTTTGCTGCTCGAGCGACTGAACAGTTGCCCATCCTGTTGCAGGAAGGACTTTCGTTCGATCGTGATCAGACCGGGTTCCTGCGCGAGATCCGCGATGTGATGACCTGGTTGCGCGAGCAGATCGAAGGCAAGCAACGGGGCGTCCCAGGCACCACTTGAGGTGGCGGAGGAGGAGGTGGCGACGGTCACCCCGGTCCAGGCCCAGGCCCAGGTCCAGGTCCAGGCCCAGGTCCCGGTCCCGGTCCCGGCCCAACGAATGCCAATCCGCAAGGCCCGGCGACGCAGTCCAACCCATTTTCTGGTCCGGCAACACAAAATTGGACGATGCCGGGTGGTGGCGGAGTTGTAGGTGCCGGTGGTACATTACCGGGTGGTGGTATGACACCCGGTGGTGCAGCTGGCCCGGCACCTGTAGCGGGGCCTGGGCTTGCTGGTGCCGGTGGGATGCCGGGCGGTATGATCAAGCCAGCGGCAGGGCCGGAAGGCTGGGGTGCACCGGCAAGTACGACGCAGGGTACTGGTGGTGTTGAAGGCTCGACGATGGGTCCGTCACAAGCGTTGGCGTTTGCGCGTCAGCACCTTGGTGAGCATGAGATTGCTGACCGCAGCAAATTGCAGAGTTTCTTTGCCGGCAAAGGCATCAAGATTGATCCAGCTAGTACGGCATGGTGTGCAGCATTCGTCAATGCTAATTTGAAGCAGGCTGGTTTGAAGGGCACCGGTAGTCTGGCGGCCGGCTCGTTCGTGCCACAGCGCGGGTTCAAGGGTTGGGGTGAGGCAGTTGATCCAAGCAAGGGCATACAGGCCGGTGACGTCGGTGTGGTGAGAGGGATTTCCCCTCGTACTGGTATTGAGGGCAAGCACGTCGGCATGTTGACTGGCCAGACCAGGATGGTCAATGGTCAGCTGCAAGTTGAAATGCTTGCGGGCAACGAACGGGATAGAGTGGCAACCAGTTGGCGCCCGGCGTCGTCGTTGCATATTCGTCGCGCAACGGCAGCTGAGGGTGCTGGTGGTGGTGGGCAGGCACAGCCCCCTTCTGGTGGTGCAGCTGGTGAGGCACGTGTTCCGTTCACAACTGGTGTTCCTACTGAACAGCATGCTCAACCATCCGGAGGGATTGCCGGTGAGTCGGTCCCTGCAACGCCGGCCGGTTCTGGTGGCAACGAGTATCTGCGCCAGCAACGTGCTGAAATCTTCAAGCAGTTGGAGGGTGACCCGCAAGCGCTGAAGCATTTCCAGGGAGTGATTGCGCGTGAAAGTTCGGCAAGTGGTAAGGGGCTGGCTGGTACGAGGGCGACGATTGAAGCGTTGGTCAACCGCGTGGCGATGGTCCGGGAGAAGACCGGTACGAATTACTCCATCGAGCAGGAGTTGAGCAGCAAGTTCTACAGTACGCGTGAGTCGGGACGAGCGGGAGCACGAAGTGCACAAGAAGCCAAGGCGATCATGGATCAGGCGGCCGAGGTGAAGGCTGGCAGCGACCTGATCAAGAGTCGCATGAACCAAGGTAGCCCGACCGATCCTGGGGCGAAGTTGGGCGGGCAGGTGCCTGTTGCTGGCACGAGCGAGGTTTTCAATTGGTGGGAAGGTCAACGTGCCGGCAAGGGCTTCTCCGTGTCGTCGTCTCGAAAATGGGCGGAGGAAAATGAACGCAAGGCGGCTGCCAGTCGGCAGGCTGGTGGTCAGTCAACGCTACCAAGTGGTGGTGCACAACGAGAGGCAGAACAACCGCCGGGTGCTCCACCAACACCAACACCAACACCAGGTACCAGTGCTGGTGGAGCTGCCTGGCATGCTGAGATGGAGAGAGTGCGGGCGGCGTCGCGACCAGGACTTAAACTTGGTGGTGGTGCTGAAGGTGAAGCGGCCCCGCACAAAAGTGGTGGTGGGCTACTGACACGGACGGACCAGGCGACAGAAGGTCGGGACGATGCACGCACGGTGGATCGTGACCTGGCCAATCAGCGGGCCAACAGCCTCGGCGGTGCGGATGTCAACGTGCACTTCAGCAACGTTCCGAGGCACGTCAAGACCAGTGCCAAGGGCCGGGGTGCGTTCAAGGATCTGCGCGTTCACCAGACCCCGGCGATGGGAACGACCGGTAGTGACGGTTCGTCTGAGTTCAATCAGAATCTGGCAGCAGGATGAGTAACGGAGCGCAACCACCGCCTTCACCGTCGCGTTGGACTGCTGCTAAGAACTCACCGGCGCCGGATGCTCCGGTACAGATCAAGCAGTTCCCGTACCTTACCCGTGCCGTTCTCGAGGTCAATGGGTCCTTGTATTGGGAATGGGAGTCGGTGCAGGTTCGTCACGCGATCCAGGAGACACCGGCGTACACGGCACGGTTCACCTGCTCGGAGATGGAACCGGCGTATCCGGCGGCACGGTGGGCGTTTCGGATCAAGCCTGGTGATCATTGCTCGATCTACCTGGATGGTTACCTCGCTCTCAGTGGCTTCGTCGTCACCAGGCAGGCGTTCTACGACGCCAACCAACACACCGTTGAAATTCAAGCGGTGGCGGGTTCGGCAACACTGAACGCCGGGTCGGCGGTGCACGAGACCGGCGAGTTCAAAAACATGAAGCCGGATGCCATCATCCGGGAACTGGCCAAGCCGTTCGGGGTCAATGTGCAGGTCCTCGGGCAAGGAGGGCTGGGTCAGGCACTGGACCGGTTTCACCTGCGGCCGGGTGAGACCGGGTGGCAGGGGATCGAACGGTTGGCCCGGGCCGGCGGAATGTTCCTGACCTCGAACGAGAACGGGGATGTCGTTCTGATGGACAGTCCCATCGGGGCGAACGACACGGTTACCGAGGGTGTCAACATCCTGGACGGGCGGGAGATCATTCACAGCCTGGCGGCCAGCGGAAACTACACGGCGCAGAACCAGGGGACGGGTAGTGATGATCTGTCCAAGATTGCTGAGTGGACGCATCAGCGATTTTCCGACCAGGCGGGTTCGACCAACTTCTCACCCGGCTATATGCCGCAGGTCATCTTGTCCGAGATGCCGGCCTTTGCCAAGGGCATGATGAAGACACGGGCGCAACTGGAGAGCAACGTCAACGATATGTACCAGATCTGGGTCACGGTCTCGGTGCTCGGTTGGCAGCGAACCAGTGCCGGTGGGTTGTGGATCCGCGGGCAGAATGTGCACGTCAACAGTCCGATGCTGATCATGGATCGAGACCTGGTGTTGAAAGCGGTGACGTTTTCACAGGACAACAGTCAGGGAACCCGCTCGACTCTGGAACTGGTCAACCAGGCGGCCATGGGTGGTTACGCCGATGCCGGTGGTGGCGGCGGAGGTGGCGGCGGAGATAGTAGTGATCTAGCGGCCGGATGAGAGATGGGAGACTTTGCGTGACGCTGAAAACGACAACCATGACCGCCGCCCGGCAGGCGATGACGAGCAACTCGCGCGCCACGATGCGAGAGATTGACGACAAGCATCTCATGTGTCAGATCAAGGGTGGCGATATTCACCACTCCGAGTCACACACGGACTTCGAACGGTTTCAGCCCGTGGGCATGACCGGTCATCCCCTCAAGCAGGATGAGGAACAACAACAGCAAGGGGGTGGTAGTTCGGGTGGAAGTTCCGGTAGCGGTGGAGGTGGTGGAGGTGATGGTTACGGTCCCCGCAACAACAACCAACCGAAGGGTCCGGCGTCGGAAGCGTGCATGGTGTACATGAACGGGGATCGGTCCCATCCGATTGCCGTGAACGTGGATGATCGAAGAGTTCGGCCCTACGACATCCAGGAGGGTGAGGGTTCTCATTACTCATGTGACGGCTCTGGGCAGATGATGCTGCATCGTCAGGAGGCCGTCTATGTCCTGACCAGGGACGGCAAGTCGTACCGGAAGAACAGCGATCAGCAAAAGCGGTTCTCGTCGCTTCGCCACGTCACCAAGGACTATCAGGAGCGCAAAGTTGATGGTGGTGGTCAACCTGGCAGCGGCAGTACTGCTCTCGGTCTCGCCGGGTTCAAGCCCAAGGCGGGCAACGGGTCCGGTGGCGGGTCGAGTCAGAAGAAGGCCGACCACGTCGGGAAGCTGAACACGGGAATCAACTGCTTCGTCGACAAGATCGAGTTTCGCAAGAAGAACAGTGGTAGCCAGTGGGATCGAGACCTGGCAGCCAGGGAGGAGAACCGTCATCCGGAGGTCAGGCTCCAGGATCCAGACGAGGAGGTGGAACCTCGCGACGACAGTCCCGACAAGGAAGGTGTCCTGCACGGGCTGTGGGACAGCATCAAGCAGAACTGGTGGTGGAACGCGGCCAAGGACTTTCAGGTCCAGTGCGGTGCGAACACGTTCTTCCAGGCCATGCAGCACCTGCGCATCGGTGACCACCTGGTGCAGGGTAACACGTTCACCAGCGGAGTTGAGCATGCTGCCGACCACGTCGCCGGTGGTGGTGCCTCGATCTCACCGGGAGACAAAAGCGGAGGGTCGGGGATACCGGGCGCTATTTCGCTGATCGCCGTCGATGGCCGGGTCACGGCACTGGAACAGGCTCCACCACCTTCTGTATTGAGTAGGCTTGCCGCAGCGATCACATTCGATGCGTCCGGTCGAATGGTTATCAACAATGACGTTACGATTGCTGGTGATGTGACGGTCATCGGTGACCTGGAGGTTCGTGGTGTGATACACGCACGCAACCTCGATATGGGAGAGTAGCATGGCACGATTGGCACTTCCAATGCTGGCGCCTCCGGGACAGTTTCCGCAGGCCGATGCTGGACCCTTGCCCCCGCCATATGCTACGGGTAAGTTCAGGTTCGGGGATCCGAAGGATCCGCGCAGTCCACTGTGGCGCAAGAACCTTCGGACCGCGACCTTCAAGAACGTTCCGTTCTTCGTCGATCAGCAGGGGCAAAGCTCCGGTCGTCGCACCGTGACACATGAATACCCCAAGCGGGATCTGCCGTACGCCGAGGACATGGGACGGGCGGCATACCGTTATCAGATGACCGGCTACCTGATCCAATTCCCGGGTGAGGCACATACCGTGCGACCGAACGGGATGTACTGCGACTACTCGCTCAATCGTGACCGTCTTCGCACTGCTTTGGATTCCCTCGGCCCCGGTGTTTTGCAGGATCCCTACAATCCTGACCTCAGTCATCTGACCGATTACAACGGTGGGACGCTGACGTTCCAATGCGAGCGGTACACCTGTCAAGAGTCGCGCGAGCGCGGTGGTTACGCAGCATTCGAGATGACGTTCGTGGAGGCGGGTGCAGTCGCCAATTACGTGCAGCAGGTCAGCACCCCGCAGCAGTTGCAGCAGGCGTCGGAAAATTCCCTTGATGCCGCCTCCAACAGTCTCAATCAGTATCTGCAAAGTCTTGCTACTGGGTGATCAGGAGGAGCGGAGATGGCAGGGAAGTGCAATGATTGGGTGCTCGACAACGGGCTGACCGCGTTCAAGAACGCGGCAACTGATATCTACCTGTGCTCGCAGGAGCCAACGAGCTTCGCTGACGCAACGACGACCTATGCCCTCGGGCATAAGACGTTCGGCGCCGGCAATACCTTGACCGGGCCGTTCGCTCGCAGCCCCAACGGGCGCAAGGTGACTACCACCGCGATCACCGATGGTACGGTGACGGGAGGTGGTACGGCTTCACGCTGGGCCATCGTCGATACGGTGAACTCGAGGCTATTGGTCGACAATGACCTGGCCTCGGCGCAGGCAGTCACCGCGGGGAATGTGTTCAGCTTGCCCGCATTCGACTTCGGTATTCCCGGATCGTAAGTGTCGTGCCGACACCGGCGTTCCAACAGAATGCGTTTCAGGGAAACGCATTTCAGACTGGCCATCAGTACCTGGTCGCTGGTGACTACTCACTTGGTTCGCCCAGTTTCGCGACACCGGCGGTCGGGCAGGTCGTAACTGCAGCTGCCTATTCCCTCGGTTCACCCAGCTTTGCGACCCCGGTCGTTGGCGTTCCGACGCTGGTCTTCCATGTCAATCCCTATTCCCTGGGTTCACCGACATTCGGGACTTCGAACCTTCGGCAGACGCACAACTTCACGACCCTGTCCTATTCGGTTGCGTCACCGACGTTCGCAACGCCGGTCTACTCACGCAATGTTCAATTCTCGACGCCGGCCTATGATTTGGGTGGCCTGTCGTTTGCCACTCCGAAACTGGCGGGGTTGCACAAGCTCTCAGCCGCTTCGTATTCGCTGTCGCTTGCGTTCGACTCTATTCCCAGTACTGGGTTGATCGACGTTCACTGTCCGGTCAATGCGTACAGCCTGGGTGGACTGATTTGGCATTACCCGCGGTTGCAACAGACGGCGCAGGTAGATCGTTGGCCGTCGTTCTACCGCAACAAGATTGAGGAGACCATGGGTCTCCTCAATCAAATCCTGACGAAGCTGATGTCTACGGTGCCACCGCAGAGTCCCGATGCCTACAAGGTCCGACGATTGTGTGGCGATCTCGCCGTCAATGCTCGGATGATGATCATCAATGGTACCGGGTTCGGTGAAGCGTTTCGTGCGTGTTTCGATGCTGCCGTCGCTGCCGGCTCGAGCCTGGATGCGATGGACATGGTGCGAACCTTCATCCTCGGGCTGCAACCGAAGACCGACATGGCCATTGCGGTAGTGCAGAGCGCCTTGTTCTTCACGCTGGCAGAGGAGGCTTCGATCGTGTCCACCATGACATTCTCCAGCCGCGATGATGTGGCGACGATGATCCAACGCATGGGCGCCGCCTACGAGGAGGTGCAGCTCACGATGATGGATCTGTACTCGGACGTGCTGTACCAGAACTTCGCAGCACTGTCGGCGGCCTTGACGCAGCACCTGTACCTGACCGAACTGACGCTGCCGATGATCGTCACCTATCAGACCGCGGGGGTCAGGACCGCCCTGACTCTTGCCCAATTGATCTACACCGACGCCAGTCGTACGGATGAGATCATCGCCGAGAACAAGGTGGTGCATCCTGCCTTTCCTCCGCGCACGATCCGGGTGCTCAGTCAATGAACGTACTGGCACCCATAGTCGCCTGCGAGGGGACGGAGTACGGGTGGCGTGGTCTGACCGCCAAGGGTGAACTGTTGGAAGTGCACAACGGCAGCCTTCCAACCGGTGAGGTCCTGGTGACCCGCAACGGTGAGGTGGTCGGGACGCGTGAGGTGATGCCCAGCGGGTTCGATCTGTCCGCCTATCTGTGGCATACCAAGCGTGCGGTCGATCTGTATCAGCTCAACCGCAGCCCCGAGGCGCTGCATGAGATCGAAATGGCATTGGCGGTACGGGATACGGCGCAGGCCCGTTTGAACCGTTCGATCATCCTGTTGTCGTTGGGTCGGTGGCGGGAAGGGTTTGCTGCACACGAAGCCCGGTTCGAGATGTATATGACCCCGCGTCACACTGCGGTTGCCGATCGGATACCGCGTTGGTTCGGTGGGTCCGACATCAGCGGCAAGCGGTTGATGCTGGTGCATGACGCGGGTTTGGGTGACAGCATCATGTGTGCTCGTTACATCCCGCTGTTGCAGGAGGCTGGTGCGGAGGTATTGTTGAATGTTCCCCAGTCACTGACGCGCTTCCTCGGGCAACTGGCCCCCGCGGTCGATGAAGATGTGGGGGCCGACCTTTTCTGCCCGTTGTATTCGTTGCCGCTGACCCTTCGTCAGGATATGGAAACGATTCCGACCGAACCATATCTGAAGCCTGACCCGGGATTGTTGGGCAAGTGGCGGGCGCGGCTAGATCCCACAGTGCACAAGATCGGGATCGCCTGGAACGTCGGGGCAATAATCGAGGGTGACTACCCGCGTGAGGCACCGTTGGAGCTGTTCGTTGAACGACTGGCCCCGCGCGGTCGGTTGTACAGCATCCAGGCGCAAGGGCACGGTGAAGCGTTGGCGCACGGTGTCACAGCTTACCCGTTCGAAGACTTCGCCGACTGCGCTGCGTTCGTGTCATTGTTGGACGAGATCATCACGATTGACACTGCGGCCTTGCATGTGGCCGGGGCGATCGGGCATCCGCGGGTCACGGTGTTGTTGAGTCACTGGGCATCATGGCGGTTCTTGGGAAATCGGTTCTACCCGACGATGCAGTTGTGTTACCAGACCGAACCGGGTGATTGGTCCAGTGCGTTCGAGCAGATAGGAGACAGTCATGATTGACTTGGCAATCGCAATCCTGTGGCTGGTCATCGGGGTCTTGGTCCTACTCGGTGTGGTCTGGCTGGCCCTGTACGCCGTTAAGATCTTCGTGCCGGTTCCGACTAGGATCGAGCAGTTGATCTGGGTGGTGGTGCTGATCATCTGCTTGATCGGGGTGTTGTCACTCCTCGCCGGTCACGGTGGAGGGTTTCTTCACGCCCCCATCCGGTGAGTCGCAAGTCGCACCGTTGCCACCTTACCCAGCACCACCACCGTCGATCTGCGAAGGTTGTTGATGAATGAGAAGCGCTCGGAAGCCACAATTGTCCGGCACGAACGGGCGCTGGATGAACTACTCTGGCATATCCCTGTCTATCTAGTCGATCCGCACGCGGTCATCACCGTCGGTGAGCCGTTGGACAAACCGCTGACAAGCAAAGAGGAGTTTCCCTATGGCTGAAACTTTGACCACCGAGCAAGAGTTGCCGTTCTTGTTCGAAGTCCTCGACGGCCGCGGGCGTCGGGTCCCGATTGACGGCGAGCCGACCGTCGCTTCCAGCGACGAGACCGTGGCCACGGTGTCAATTGAGGCCGGCACCGACGACACCTGGAACGGCAAGATCACCTCGGTCACCGAGTCACCGGCTGGGACGACGCAGCGGGTTACGGTGACCGCCGACGCTGACTTGGGTGCGGGTGTGCAGGAGGTCGTCGGCTATATCGACTTCACTGTGACACTGGACCCGAGGACGGCGCAACGGGTGGTCAGTCTGTCACCCGGCACGGCAGTGGATAAGCCGGTGGTGCCACCGGCATAGTGGTAAGAACGCATAGGAGGAGGAAATGGCAGAACCACAGATCATTCCTGTGGCGATCATGGCCGGTGAGTCACTGAGTGACTCATTCGACATCACGGTCGGGGAAGCCACTTATGTGCTCATGCCAGGGGAGTGGGACGGAGCGAACCTGACGTTTCAGGTCTCGTTCGACAACAGCACATTCTGGGACTTGTTTGATGAGCTCGGCAGCGAGATCATGGCGGCGTGTAGGCCGGGTGTTGCGGTACGCATCCCTCCAGGTATGCGAGCAATTGGTTACTGCAAGATAAGAAGTGGAACACGAGACCATCCGATTGAGCAAAGCGAGAACCGCAATTTCAAGATTGTATTTGATAGTGGGCCACTGCCGACGAGTACCAAGAAGAAGGCTAGACCCTGGTGAGGTAGTCGGTCATGGACGTCAGGATTGTTACCAAGGTCCCGTTCGTTCCGCCGTCGCGGCCGCTGGATGTTGTTGCCGTTCAGCCGCAGTTGATGGAACAGACCATCGCCGATTGGCTGCTGTTGCCGGACGGGACCTTGGACGAGTCCCAGGAACTGGCCAACCTGGTCAAGGTTGCCCTGATGACCGACGCCCTGGCCGGACCGGATGACGTTCTGCCCGACCCTGACTCGACCGACCGGCGCGGGTGGTGGGGTGATTACCAGGCAGATCAGATCTGGGACGGTTGGCCGGTCGGGACCAAGAATTGGCTGCTACTCAGGGCCAAGATCTCCGACCCCTACTCGCTCGAGGGTGACACAGTGCTGCGGGCCGAGCAGTACACGCGGCAGGCATTGCAGCCCCTGGTCGGCAAGAGAATCTGTTCCCGCATTGACGTTCAGGCACAGCGGGTCGGAGTGGAAAGGATTGACGTGCTGGTGGTGGTCTATCGGGGTCCACAGCCGGAGATTGCCCTGCAGTTCCAGGACTTGTGGAACGACGCGATAAGGGGTGAGTAGATGCCGTGGTCAACGCCGACCCTTCGTCAGACCCGTGAGATGGTGAGGAATGACATCACCATGGCCTTGCGCGGGGCGACGGCCTACGGCAACAAGGCCCTCCGCATCATGTCGGATACGATGGCCGGCCTGGCGGCCCTGGTGCTCAAGTACATAGATTGGCTGGCCCTGCAACTCATGCCGGACACTGCCGAGACCGAGTGGTTGGATCGGCACGGTCAGATCTGGTTGGTCAATGCCGATGGGTCGAAGGGGCGCAAGATGGCGACCCTGGCACAAGGGACCGTCACGGCCACCGGGACCGAGGGTGTGATCGTTCCGAAGGCGATCACCCTGACCGGGTATGGGGAGAACTATGAGTCGTTGGAGGAGTTCACCATCGGGCCAGGTCCGACCGAGTTCACACTTCGGGCCTTGACCCCTGGCGTTGCCGGCAACCAACTGCCGGGTGCTACCTTGACGTTCTCCGGTCAGCCACCGGGGGTCGACGGCGCTACCACTGTCGTCTTCGTCGGCGGGGGTACCGACACCGAGACCGATGATGAATTGCGTGCTCGTATCCTCGATCGTATTCAGAAGCCACCGATGGGTGGTGACGCCGATGACTACGTGCAGTGGGCAGAACGCTATCCCGCAGTTACGCGGGCCTGGTGTGCCCCACAGGAAATGGGTCCCGGCACTTGCACCGTGCGGTTCATGGAGGATGCGTTGCGGGCAGATCAGGGAGGCTTCCCGACGCCCGAGGATGTGGCGATGGTTGCTGCCTATCTGGATACGGTGCGTCCGGTCACGGTCAAGGACTTGTTCGTCGAGGCTCCGATCCCGGAACCCATCGACTACACCCTGGAACTGGTCGATGACTCGATGAGCCTGCGTGCTGAGACCGAGGCGTCGGTCGCCGACATGCTGCAGAAGAACGGGGCCCCGGCCAGGTCAGAGGCCGGAGTGTTGATCCCGGCGCAAACGATCTACTCCGCCTGGGTCAGTGAGGCGATCAGTCGTGTGACCAGGGAGTTCACCTTGACGATGGACGATCACCCGATGCCAAACAACGGATGCCTCGCAGTCCTCGGAACGGTGACCTACATCACGCCCCCACCGACGACGAAAGCCACGGGGCTACCGGAGCCCGGGAAGGATGCGGTCACGGTGTTGAAGTCGTCCCCGCTCGGGACCACCAGGTATCGTAAGCCATGAGCGTCCTGGAGCCTCTGCCACCTGACCGGCACGTTCGGCGCGGGCAACAAGACTATGCTTATGCCCTGTCCGATCTGTTGCCGCAGGGGATTGCCTGGCCCCGTTACGCCGAGACCGTTCTGCAGAAGGTGATCTACGGGCTGGCCGGGATATGGGGTTTCGTCGACGGACGGGCCGCTGACCTGTTGGAACGTGAGTCGGACCCGCGTCAGACCGTTGAGTTGCTGCCGGACTGGGAACGTAACTGGGGTCTGCCCGATCCGTGCTACAAGGGTCCGTCGACCATCGGTGAGCGCCAGATCGCCCTCGTTCAGCGGATGACGATTGAGGGTGCCCAGTCCAGGCAGTTCTTCATCGACGTTGCCGCTTTCCTCGGGTATGAGATCTCGATCACCGAGTGGCGACCGTTCATGGTGGGGTTGGATCGGGTCGGTGACAATCGTACGATCCAGGCAGATGGTTCGTTCAGCGAATGGCCGGCAATGATCGGGCCACCGGAGCTCCGATACGTTTGGTTCGTGCATGTTCACAAGACCCGGCTGACCTGGTTTCGTGTGACCAAGGGGCAGTGCGGGATCGACCATCACCTGGAGATTTCCCTGGCCCTGGACCTGGAGTGTGTGATCCGGCGTTGGAAGCCGGCACATACGAACCTGTTCTTCGACTACTCGGGTGAGAATCCAACCGACCCGATGGCGGGAACGCCATAGTGAAGAGGTGAACCGTGCGATACAATCAACCTTACGGACTGCCTGACGCGCCCTCAATCCCGTCTCCCAACCCGCCGGATGGGAGCGCCTTTCAGCGCTACGTCAACGGCAACCCGGTGACCGGTACCGCCGGGTCGATCCCGCCGGCCGGTTCGATCGACGAGGATCAGATCGAAATCCTGAACGTGATCATTGCCTCGGGATTGATCCCGACGCATGGTGACCTGACGCAGTTGCTGCAGGCACTCAACATCATGTTCGCCCAACGCTTCATCACCACGCACCTGGACAAGACGGTGCACGGGTCCGGTGCTGACTTTCCTGATTTGCACGCAGCGCTGGAGTGGTTGGCACGTTACGTCATCACGCAGACGGGTTCGGTCACTTTCCATATTGCCGGTGGACCATCGTCCGGGATTTGTCAATCATGGGTCTACACGCAAGAAGTCGTGATCGACCATCCCAATGCCAATCGTGTCGTGATCACCGGTGCACCGCTGTGGGGTGCTGCACCCATCAGCACGGATTTCAGGTACACCGGTTTTTCGTCAACGAACCGGCAGAGTGATGCCCAGTACGATTTGAACAACATATTGCGCACCCGCTATTCGAGCGAGCTGATCTTCCAGGGTGGCTCACCGGCCGGGTCACACCCCAACGGTTTCGTCATCAAGTCACGTGGCGTCATGATCCAGGACCTGCTGATCAGCAGTGACCAGGGTTTCGCCGGCGATCGTAACAGTGCCAACGGCATCTATGCTCAAGCCGACTTCAACGCCGATACGATCGCCATTTGGGGCTTCGGTCAGTACGGCATGTTGATTGACAATGCATGGTTCGAGTAT